ACGTTAACTATCGCGACATTGTTGTCAGGATCGGCATTTGCTAGAGCGAATTCAGTCGGGTCAAACGACGTCCCATCGTAGAGGTCCGAAATGTAAAAACGTTGGCTGTTTCGCTCGGCAAACAGAGAATAGCCATCTTGAAAAGCGACGCCTACCGCGTTCGTCGCGCCAGAATTGACCAGCGTCGACACAGTCGCGATGTAGATGTCGACATCCGAAACAATGGCAACCTGTGTCCCGTTGGACGCCATCGACACCAAGCCTGTGCCGGATATCGAGCCAAGAAACGTCGATGCCTTGTTCGCATCTACGACATAAAGCCCGGTCCCGACGACGACAAACAGATGGTCGACCATGGTGTGCATGCCGCGTATTGCGCCAGTCGCCGAGATCGTCGACCACAAGCGTAACCCCGGAGTCCCATGCAATGAAAACGGCACTTTCGACTCGGCTGGCTTCGGTTCCATGTACAGGTTGAGTAAACGTTGCGCTGACACCGGCAAAGACCGGTCCCGGTAGGAGTTCGTCGCCAAGCTGATAGGTTGACGCGCCACTAGTAATACTCCACATATGCGGGCTTGCTCGATACCTTGGCGGCCATCTGTGCTTTGAGGTCGCCAAAGGCGATATCGGCGCGCTGCTTGAACAGCATCGCACTACCGGGGTCTACGCGTCCAAGACGCGGTGCTAGTGAGTACGTCAGGATATCAGCCAGTGGGCCCATTGCGCGGTCTGGTATCGCCGTCGTCGTGAAGTTGATGACGTTGTCTTTGATCAAGCGCGCGAACTCGTAGTCAACACAGTCCTTAGCTGCCTGCAGTGCTGCGGCCGGCGCTGTCTCACCGATCACGATGTAACCGGTGGCCTGCAGCGCAAGGTAAGCGAGCTCTTCCTTCGTGTCTATGTAGCTTGTCTTGGCGACCACGTGCCGCCGCAGCATCCCCTCGCCCGCCGCCGCGGTCTGCGCAAGTTCAGCCATGCGAGCTACGAGGCCGAAGCTCGGCGCTAGCCTGAATGACACAATGTCGCGCAGTGCGTCCTGCGCATAGTCTGGAATGACCTGGCTATCGAAGCCCGCTATCTCTGCGCCGGTGGCCAGATAGCCCGAGCCATTCGACGCCTGTGTCACCTCCGCGCCCCAGAAGTACGTATTGGCCGTCGCGCCGTCGCCGGCAAAATCTTTGTCACCGTCCGCGTTGGCGCTCTGTATTTTGAATGTATGCGCTGCCGCAGTGCCGGAGAATGTTATCGAGCAGCGATACCAGCCATCAGGCCACTGCTCGATGGTGGCCGTTGCAGCGGCGCCCACAGTTCCAACTAGGCCGTTGGCGAGGTCGAAATACGCTGTACATGAGGCGATAGTGTCATCCGACAGGTACACCCAATCTTTGTCACCGGCCTTCGCCCACACGCGCAGCACGTGGTCGACCGCGGTGAGCGTGGCGACCTGCGACCAGCCGTGGTCGGTATCTGTCGCGCTTGCAGCAATCGAGTCACCGGAGCTTTCGCCGTCAGGCGCTGCGATGCTGTCCGGCGCCACGACATCAGTCCCGTCCGTTTGGGCCCAAACAGCAGCGCTAAAATCCTCGCTGTAACGAAGAAGGTTCGCCTGGACATCAGCCTCACCCCAATCAAGTCCGCCCCATTTGCGCACCTCGCCCACGACCGACGCGATTTTGGCGTCGACTAGAGCCGCGTCTTCGGCGCTCGCTTCCTCACCGGCGGCAATCACCGCCAGGTGCTGGAGCACCGACTTGCGTAGGTCTGCGCGCGTGAAGTTTGCCATCATTCACCGGCGGGCGTGGGTTCGTCCTTCGCGCCGAAATGGTCGGGCTTGCGATGTCCCAGGCGCTTCTTGGATTCGACGATCTGAAAGTGGTCGTTGTTTTTGAGCTTGCCAGCCAGGCGGCCTTCGCCGACGTCGATGGCTTTGCCGCCGCGTTCGAAAACGTAGCGCGTCTTGCGCTCGTTGTCGTCTGGGTCTTCGATCACGAGTTCGCGCGGCCCTTCGCCGTGATCGTGCGGATTGCCCACATAGATAAATTCCATTTGAGTCCCCTTTCGGGAAGCTCAGGGGCGCCCCGAAGGACGGCCCCCTCACTCCTCCCGAAAACCTTACGCGTCAGCGGCGGCGGCGAAATAGCCGGTCACCACGCCGTGCTGAACGTTGTTGAAAAACAGCTTCTCGACGCCGCGATTTTCTTGGACCGCGACGCCGGGGCGAAACTGATAATCCTTCTGCATATCGACGATGCTCTTAGTACGGCTCTTGATGGCCATACCCAGCGCCTGCGCGCCGCACATCAGTACGGTGTGGACGGGAGCGCTCGACGCTCCGACGGTGCCGATAGTAAGCAGTTCTGGCACTTCGATGATGATGCAGCCCTTCCATACCAGCGAGCCATCGACAAAAAGCGGGTTGCCCTTGCCTCGCTGCATGGCGCTTGTATGCGCGCTGATAATCACCGAGTCATTCGAGAAGTCACGAAACGGGTCGCTGCCAGCAAACACAACAAACCACTCGCCGCCGCCGTCAACTCGAATTGGACGAATCGGTGCATTCGTTGGGCTTTTGGCCATGCGCTTCATCAGCGATAGCTTGGCTGAGGTGAACGTATCAGCTGTCGTATCGCAGTTCGAGAGCGACGCACTGTGGTCGTTCGATGAGTTATTGGACTTCAGTGCACCGAAAAGAACGCGGTCGGCATTGGCAGCAAGCCATGCGTCCTTTTGTGTTTCGGTCGCGTCGGCATATGCAACGCCACCGCCAATAACAGGGCACTGCAATTCGCGGATAATTTCATCGCGAATTTTGTCCTGCATCCACAGCTTGAGCATCATGCGACCTGCGTCGCGGATGTTCATTACGGTCTTGTCTTCTTCTTCGAGCGTTACGCGCACGCCATGACGAATATAGGTCGTCGTGATCGGATGCGCGTAGTCCGAGAGATCCTCTTCGGCTCCGTCCAGTTCAGTATTGCCTGTGACACCATCGCCCTCGAGCTTGCGAATCAACGAGATATTGGTCGTCGCCCCAGGCTTCTTGCTGATGTCCTTGACGTGCACGACCGCGTTTTCGCTCGCCCCGGTGTACGGGTTGAACTGGCTTCCGCGGTGGTAGTCCTTAAAGAATTTCTCGTCCCAATGTTCCGCCTGATTGGCGCTACTGATCGTTACTTCACTCATCGTTTGCCTCGATGCGCGCTGACCTTATGTAAGAGGCCAAATGTCGCGCGGTGAAGCTCGACTCGGCAAGTCCTTAGCACCACCACCTTGAGCACGGGCATTCGCGACGCCAGACGGCACGACAACGGTGCCCTTCTTTTTTCGCTCTTCAAGCTCTTGCTTGAGGCGGGCGTTTTCGTCCTGCAGCGTCTTGAGACTGTCGGGATTAAAATCTTTAGTCTCGATGTACTTTTTCACCGCTTTGTACGCGGCAAGCGCCGGCATTGCGGCTTTGTCCACGCGCTGCAAGATTGACGGATCGGCTTTGACGGCGTCCAAATAGTGGGTTCCCATCAGATCGTCATAGTCGGCGAATTGATCGCGCGCTACTTCCTCCGATGCGTTGATCTTCCACTCCCGCAAAGCCTTGTCTTGCTGTGACCGCACGTTTTTCAGTGCGCCCGGCAAGTCGTCTAGTATCGCGTCATCCGATTCGTAGGGGTCGGCTTCTGGCTCTTTAGCGGTCTGCTGCTGCCGTTGCTCTGCGAGCGCCTGCAGTTCATTGATCCGCTTTTGTGCCGCGTCAAGCTGTTGTTTTAACGCTTGTTTCTGCTTCCGCTCCTCTTGGAGCGCCGGGAGTGGAACAGACTTCGAGGATTGGTCAGCGCTCGGCGGCTCGCTAGGTGAGTCAGGCTGTTCGCTGCTCTCGGCGTCTAGCTGCGCATCAGGCCCACCGGCCTGCGCCTCGACGTCGATGTCAGCGCCTCCCTGGCTCTCTTCGCCCGTGGTGGATTCATCCGCGACGTTGTCAGACGCGCTAGGCGCATCCACTACGTCGCTTGACCCACCTTCATCAATCCATCCAGTCATGTTTCTCCCCGCCCTTACGCTGGCGGCGCGATATGCATGGGAGTTTGCACGACGCCGATACTATCCACAATAATGTGGAGTGTAATTAGTATTTATTGTTTATTGTTTAGGCGAAGGATCTGGACTAATCTATTTCGCATGGACACAACCGACATCGACGTTTTGGAACTCAAGGGTCAATTGGCACGACAAGGCACACCGATGTGGAAGGCCGCATCGAGCATAGGCGTATCGCCGCCGGCCCTGTCTCATTATCTTTGCGGACGCATCAAAGCGCCGCCGAGTCTGCGGTCGAAATTGGAGAAGTTTTTAGGGCTGGAGCCCGGCGCGCTCAAGAGGCAAGCCTAGCTCCCGCAGACTGCAGGGGGATCACAGCGCGGGAGCCAGGCCGCCGTTTGACGATTGTGCCACGTCTTCCTTGCCTATGCCTGCAAGTGTTTCCATAGCTTCCGCGCGCTCGCTGACCACCTCTGCCAGAACCTTCTCGGTTTCGGCCTTGAGCTTCTCGAGCTCTGCGGTCTTGGTAGCAAACTCCAGTTGCATCGCCTCCATTTGTATCGCCTGCTGTTGCTGTTGTGCTTGTGCCGCCGCCTGCTGTTGTTCGGGTGTTGCGCCGCCGCTCTCGATGAGGTCGATGAGTTCTTGCTTGTTGCGCAAGGTCGAGGCCTTGATCAGCACTGTCGGCGGAATCGGCACGCCGCTCGAGGCCATCTGAGCCAACGTCTCGAATTGCTCCTGTGACAGAGTCACGATGTCCGGCGCTTCGTCGATGGTAATGTCAGCGTTCATCTCGCCGAGATTGTTTTCTACGGCCACAACTTGACCAAGTTGCTGCGCCGTCTCCGGCGATGTCTGCATGATTTCTTGTAGCTGCTCTTGGCTAAGCTTCCCCTCGCGAATCATCATTTCGGCTAAGGTCACCTCTTTGTTAATGACCAAGTGCACGTCTTTGTTGTCTTCGCCAGAAACGCGAATCCAGCGCTGAGCGCTCCAAAACTGCTTAGCGCGCAGCCATATTGCTTTATAGACCTCAAGCTTGAGCTTGCGCATCCGCGAGAACACAGCTTCAAGTTCCACGGTGCCACCCTGTTGCCTGGCTTGGATGGCTCGACCGCTTTGACCTCCGCCTTCCTTGCCAGCCAAGGCGGCATTGGCGCCTACTGCGTCGATTTCGTTTTTAGACTCCTGAAGCAAGGTGAATTGGTCGGCCACCATGTCGTTGTGCGGAATCATCTGCCATTGCTTGCCGGGGTTGTATTCCACGTAGCCATCGCTCCGGTTTATTTGCGTGCGCATTTTGTCGACGTCGTCGATGGCGCCCTTCTCGCCCATCGATTGGCGGTTCGACAGCAAATGAAGCGCCTTGCTTCGGCGATGGTTCACTTCATCTTGAATGTCGAGGAGGTGCTTTATCGCGCCGTAGCGGTTGTTTTCGCGGTCGATTTTGATCGACATCACGTAGATGCTCTTATCGGGCCGCCCCCATCGGTCCTGGTATGGTGACACTTCGGGCGCCTCCAAGAATCCGCCCCGGACAAAGGTGCACATCCACCACTCGCCGCCATGGCGGTATTGCATGTGCACGACCTTGATGCGCTGGCGGTCGTCGTTGCCGTTGCTTAGCCAGCGTGGGCGGTCGTTCGTCGTCTCGTCGTCGGTGCCAATATCGCTGCCGGAGTTGCGCAGCATCTTTTCAGACTCCGGCCAATCTTCGATAGCGTCCTCGACGTCCATCCAGACCACTTCGCCGAGAAACTTTGCGTCGCGGCCGTCGAGATAGCGGCTGTGCGGGTCGATAAAGAAGCGGTCCCACGGGATAGAACGAACGACGATGTGCCCTTCGTTGCCGTCCGGCGATGGTTCCATTGCGACTTCGAGCGCCGCCGTGCCCTCGATGAATCCATTCTCGAAGCTCAATGACCACTCGTTGTCGAAATCGTTTTCATCACACACATAGCGAATGGTCGCCGTCGCGACCTCTGCCGCTGGCTCGTCGTTCGGTTCACGCGGGTGAGCTTTCGGGTCGGTGCGGGTTTTGGCCTCCATGCCCGTGATAAAGTCGACTTTAGGAGCGATGCGGTTGATCGTGACGATGGGTTGCCCCCGACGCATCAGGGTCGCCTTCTCCTCTTCCGTCCACTGGTAGCCGTCGTAGTAGTTGCGGGCCTTCTCGGCGAGATTGCGCGCAAACTGCGTGTTGTCCTCATACGAGTTGTAAAAACGGATCATCCGCTCCAGATTCTTGTCGTCTGTCATGTTGCGCTGCATGGGCTACACTCTCCAGCTCTGGCCTTCGCCTTGCTCGGCAAGGTCCCAACTGCTTCGTTTCGGCGGTGGCTTGGTGACCGGCACAATCGCCGGGTGAGTCATCTCGAGCGCGTTGGCCATCAGCGAGCAGACATCGACGGCGTCGTCGTGCTTTCCCCGTGGAAACCGTACGAGTTGGTCGATGAGTCGGTCGCCTAGTTCGCCATAAGGGATGTAGACCTTGCCCAGGGAAGCGCGGGCCTGGAACGCACGTGCTCGGGTCGGCTTGTCGGCGACTGATGCAATGTACTCGACATGCGGGTAGATGCGGCGCTCGGTGGTAAGGCGCTTGAAGATCGGCTCGACGGCCTTGCGAATGACGCCGCCCTCGCCAAACATGGCAAAGCTCTGGTGCTGCTTGTGCAGACTAAGGCCTTTGTCTATCCAGACGTCGGCGGCGGTTTGTCCATACCACCAGTCGGCCATCCACATATTATCGTCGTTGTCGATGCCCCAGACACCATGCTCGGTGTAGTCGCCGCCGTCCTCGGTGACTGCGTAGTCGCTAGCGATGTACTTATTGAGCCGTTCGGGCTGCTCGCCGGGGCGGAATCGACGAAACCATTCGCGTTGGAAGAAGATGCCGCCCTCGGGCTGCGGTCTCTGCTGGTAGAGCGATTCCCAATCGCGACGCTGCATGTTGGCGCGCATGCGGTGCAGCGCCTCGAGTGGATACCACGCCGGCCACAGCGCCCGCTCACGCGGCGTGCCCTCGTCGGCGATGGCCGGCAAAGTCAGGCGGTAGTAGCGGTCGCCGTGCTCTTTCTTTGCTCGCTCGTCGATGCGCCCAACAAGGTCGTCTTCGTGCCACCTGGTATGCATCACGATGATGGCGCCGCCCGGCATGAGGCGGCTCTGTAGGTCGCTAGTGAAGATATTCCAGATGTAGTCGCGCCGCCGCTCGCTGTCGGCCTCTTCGCGGTTCTTGAACGGGTCGTCGATAATCTCCACATTGGCGCCGTGGCCGGTGATGGCGCCGCCGATGCCTGTCGCGAGATAGATGCCGCCGTCGCTCGTGTGCCAGCGATTGGCGGCCTTCGAATCTTGCGCTAGATCGACCGCCGGGAACACGCGACCGTACGAGCTTGAACCTACAAGGTTACGCACGCGACGACCGAACCCAACAGCAAGCTCGTCCGCATAGGAGACGGTGATTATCTGCCATGTGGGCCGGCGGCCAAGCAGCCACGCCGGGTAGTGCACTGACACGATTTCTGATTTGCCGTGCCGCGGCGGTGCTTCGATGATGAGACGGTCGATCTCGCCGCGCTCGACGCGCTCGAGCACATCGCAGATTTCGCGATGATGGTCGCCGACCTCGTAGCCAGGGCGCACGGCCATCAAGAACGCAAGCAGGCCCGTGCGCGCTGCGCGCCGGGCCGTCAGCTCTTTGGCCGCGTCGTATCGAGTGACCATATCAACCGGTGGTAACGGTCCGCATGTAGTACGCGACCAAGCTGATGATGCCTGTGCCGCCCCCTGCAGGGGCTGCCGTCACTAGGGCAAGAATGGTCGTGTCTACAGTGAGATCTTCGGGCAAAGCCTTGTATATGGGGAGATAAATCCCTGCTTCCGGCTTGATACCAGTAATCGCATCGCCAGTGATGACGCCAGAATCAAGGTATTTTGCCGTGCTGCCGCTAATCCCAATGTCAATTTCGAGCGCCTCGGTTCCCGTGTCCAAATCCGCCCCAAACAGATCCATCTTTAGCAGCGTATGCCCAGCGGGGATTTTGCACATTTCCCAGACGTCGTTAATCACGGGCGCGACAGCAAACGTCTTGGTGCCACGCGCGACCATGAGATTTGGCGACGAGATCAACGGATAGCCGGCGGCGGCTTGATCAAAAGTGAAGGTAGAAGCCATAGAGAACCCTCCCAGCATAATCGGTGTTTAATTCGGGAGGGTGAGGAGTAACCTATCGATACCCGCGTCCAGATTCGGACGCAATACATGCGGGCGTAATTAGTATTTAGTGTTTACGCCTCGACACCTGGACTACCGGCGGCGATGATTGCCGCGAGTTCGTCGTCGCTGAGTTCTTCGGCCCGAATGACCGTCGTGATTTGGCCGCTGTGATTGACGTTTGTCGTCGTGTTCTCGCGGTAAGCTGGTCGATGGCGCTTGAGCAGGAACATGAGCAACGTGTCCGAATAGCGGCGCTTGCTTCCCACCGGGCCGTCAGCGCCGAACATCGTTTCTTCGACACCGTCGACGGCCCGCGTAATGGCTGCTTTCTCCATGCGGTCAATAGCCGCCTCAAGGGCTGCCTCCCACGCCACGGCAAAGGCGGCGTCGTCGCTGCGCCACTTGTAGGCGGTGGTGCGCGAAATGAACGCCTCTTCGCACGCGCACGCCACGATGCCGTATTTCGCCAGACCTTCGAGGAAGAGCTTTTTGTGCTTTTGGTGTTCGTCGGGCAAGTCAGGTGGCACCGGTGGCTTGCGTGGTGTTGTCTTCTCGCCTCGTCGCGCAGACGCTGCGGTGCCCACGCGACGGGCTTTCTTTTTGTCGGTAGCCATACCTAACGTGTAGCACTTACGAACTTCATGCGCCTCACATGCGTGCGCAGACCGTCGGTGACCACCGTGTTTTTCAGTACACCGTCAGCCTTGCTCACCCAGACCGTCGTCGTGGTCGTCGTGTTGCTGCTGCTGTCAATCACCACCCCGCCCGTTTCGTTTTCCCATGTGCTCGTCGCGATTGTGTCGCCGTCCAGAAAATCGGCCCAGTCTAGGGTGAAATCCAAAACCTCGTCTTCGTCCTTCTCCCAGGTGATGCGGTCTTTTTCATCAATCGAGAACTGTCGTTCATGCTTCCGCAACGTAGCTGTTGGCATTCACCACCCCATTTCATGCAACCAGTTAATCGCGTCGTTCGCGCCGCAGCACCAGCGACACGTCCATTCTCGCCGATTCAGCTCCTCCATCCAGCCTATTTGCTGCGCCGTCGGCACCGCTCGCTTGCTCATGCGCTTGAGTTCGATGGCCACGCCTCGGACGTCTGGACGTTTAGGCGGCCGGTCGAAGATGAGCACATCAGGCACGCCCGCCTTAAGTCCTTGGCGTTTCAGTTCGACGCCGGCAATGACACCGCGCTTGCCTTCGTTGGGCACGTGGCACCACAGCAAGCCTTTCAAGTCCAGATACTGCGCCAGCACCTTCTGTTCGTGACGCTCGAGGCCGATGTTAGGCACATACTCTCCCAATCGATCGCCGACGAATCGCACACGTTTTGCTACGCCCTTCACGCGTCGCCTGGCGTTGCCACTCATTCAAAAATCCTCAACACTTCGCTTGGACTGTATTCCCGGACACTTATCATGTCGCAAGCCCATATGTGCCCATGCTCTTGCAGAAAATAGAATACGATTTTATTGAGCTGAGCTTGCTTATCATCGGCAAGAAATCCGCCGTCAGGCGGACCTATTTCTTCGCTTATGTTGTCGACCATGTCTTCGACACACGAGTCTACATGGCCAGCGTCCAATTTCTGCCGCTGATATTTTGCGACCTTTATCGACCCGTCATCGGCGGTCCAGCCGGCATCTACGTAGTCGGCCAAAAAGTCATTCACACTTGAGTGGTGCATCGTCTCCGCGTCCTCAAGTCCGTAGACGAACTCTGGCTGGCTTGACGGCTCATCGCGCATTGACAACTCCCGAGACCTCGCTTGGGCTGTACTCCACCGCCGAGCATCGTCGGCCGTAGCCGATGAAAATCAAGAAGATTACACCAGCGACACAGATGCCAAGAATAACGTCACGATTCATAACAGGCCCCCTTCTTCTAGACGTTTGGTCAATTCATCTTTCACCATCCAAAAACCGCAATGAGGCAAATCAATACAGCGACAACGCCGCATGCAATTTGCATCGCCACTCCGCCGCCTATTCGAGCGCACGCCCAAGCAGCACAAAATCCTAGACTCATGGCCGCGCACGCCGCGCCAACAGCAACCATCCACGCAGACCGCACGCCGTCGCGCAGATCGCGCCACCAGACGCACCAGTAGCGATCGCAACGTCGGCACCGGTGCGCATCATATAAGCTCGACTCACCATGTTCCGCGCTATCAGCGTCGTCCCACCAGTTCATCGTCGCCCCCCTGCGGCCATTGAGGACGCCCAAATACCGCCTTCAGGCGGCTCCGGTCCGTGAGCCTCAGAGACGCCCGTAGGCGCGTTTTCATACGCGACCCTAGTACGCATATCAGTTTGGCCCGAACGCCGCAGGATACTATTTTTCTGCGCGCCTGGCGCGGCGTCTTGCGCTGACTCGAGCATTGCCCCGTCGGCTAGCGAGTGAATGAACCCGCGCCAGTCCCGCTCGCCGTCGGGCACTTCGCCGGCGTAGCGCTCCATCGCGGCCTCGAGTTCGGCCTTGCGGCCAAGCCAGGGCAGCAGCGCCTCGGTCTGGCCAAGCGACGGCTTGCCGGCGTCCAGGCCGGACTTGCTCGAGAGCAAATGCAGCTCGGTTTGCTCGCAGCCCAGGTTTTTCGGCTGCTCTAGCCGCAGCGGCATCGGGGCCTGCGCCCCGGACGGACTCGCTGCGCGCTCCTGCAGCCGCTTCACGGCGAAGGCCCACGGGCTGCGGACGTGGCCTTGCTGCCGGGTGTAATCCAGCGCCTCGCGCCACAGCGCGTCCGGCACGCCGCCCCGGGAGCTGGCCAGTTCGCGCAGCTTGCCCTGCACGCCGCTTGGGCACGGCGTGGCGAAGGCCTGCTCGCCCAGCGCGCAAGCCTCAGGCAGCAGCAGGCAGCCAGCAGCAGGCGGCGAGGCGTGCGGGTCCGGCGACGGGGTTGGGCCGGCTCGCGGTTGCAAGATCGGCACCTGGGTTTGCTGCTGCTGCTTTTTAGCTTCAGCTTCAGCTTCAGCTTCAAGCGGAGACATCTCCAAGACATCTGGTGGACATCCCGAAGATGTCTCCGAGTTGTCCTCGAATTGTCCCGGAGACAATTCAGAGCCGTCTTCGTTTTGTCCTCCAGACGGCTCCGGGATGTCACGGGGACTAGGTTGTGACTTTTTGCTCTCGCGTTGCTCGCGCTTTGTTTGCTGCCAGCGTTCTCTTTCGGCGAGCACTCGACCGCCGTAGTCGCCCCAGTCATGGATGTGCAATTCGCCTTCGTGAAGCTCGAGCCAGCCGCTCTCAAGCAAGGCGCTGTAGAGCACGTCGGGCTTTCCGGGGTATCGTAGCTGCCGAGCTAGTGCGCGTGGTGAGAGTGATCCAAGGCGGCCATCGGTAAATGCTTGTCCCGCTATCAGCAGAAGTCTCGTAACGTAGACCGACAAGACATAGTCGGGCAGGTTCGCATCGTCGGCCACCAAGTCAATGAACGCTTCCATACGAGGATGCGACTCAATGTGCGGGTCCATGGGAACATAGGGCAACGACGTGCTCTTGGGACGTCCGCGTTTTTTGTCAGACATGCGATGTATAAACTTTCGTGTCTAAATTTTCTTGACGCATTGATCGTCGTCCTATAGGGGGCGGGCTGTATAAGCTTTCAGCTCGTCCCCGAGCTTGGCCGCCGCGTGATTCAGACACTCGCGGCGGCTTTTCTTATTTCGAAACGAAGCTGCCCGCCTTGGTCATCTCATCGACGCTTTTCCATCCGAGCGCTTCGGCTATCCGAACCAAGACGGCGTGCGACGCCATCGCTGCGTCACGTCGCCCGAGCTCGTAGCTGCGTAGCGAGTCATACGGGACGGCAGCTCGATCACAGAGTTCTCGTCGTGTTAGCCCTAGTGCCATCCGGCGTTTTCTTATAGCTGCTGCAATTGTCATCATATCCAGTGTACTTGAGTACACATGAACCGGCAAGTCAAGTGTTGAGTTCGTGTGTACTGTGATCAATTGGAATATTGGCGGTTTGTGTACAATTAGACTCTGTGCAAAGCAAAACAACTATAGGCGAGATAATTGGCCGTGCGGTTCAGAAAATGCGAGCTGCAAAGGCCTGGACGCAGAGTGATCTTGCCAATGCCGCCGAGGTTTCTCGTGATTGGATTGCGAGGCTCGAGACCGGGCGCTATGCATCCCCCGCGATCCATTTGGTGCAACGCGTTGCGTCGGCACTCGACGTCGAGCTGGTTGATATTCTTGCATCAGAAGTACGGCGAGCGCCGGCGCAAGACCTAGTAAACGAGTTTCTTGGCTCTCCGTTGGCTGCTGCAGCCAAAGTAACACCAGATGAGTCAAGATGGCTGCTGTCTATCCCGACCCTTAGCTGGGTTGGAGGCACACCAAACGTCGCGACGATCTACAAGCTCCTCGAGGCGTATCGGACGACGAAGGGTTGAAAGATGGCCTGGCGCGTGTTACATGTAACATTATGGCAACGATTATAGAACGAGTCGGGCGGCGGCGAGCAAAGCTAAGAGCAGCGGGTCTCCGCCCCGTCCAGATTTGGGTGCCCGACACCAGACGCCCAGACTTTATTTCAGAGTGCCGGCGCCAATCGCGGATACTGCGCGATAGCCACGGTGAGCGCGAGACTATGGAATGGATTGAGGCGGTGACCGACACCGAGGGGTGGACGTGAAACGGGGTGACCTAGTGACCGTCGCCATGCAGGGTGACCTCGGTAAGCCTCGACCGGCGCTGATTATCCAGGCCGATTATTTCGATGAACATCCAACGGTAACCGTGCTGCCGCTGACAAGCACGATGCAGGCGACGCCATTGTTTCGCGTCAGCGTGGAGCCTGGTGAGCTGACGGGGCTTCGCGAAACATCTCAAGTCATGGTCGATAAAGCGATGACGATACAGCGAAGCAAGGTGGGTAAGGTCGTCGGGCGACTCGATGATGAAGCCATGCTGTCCGTTAACCGTCTTTTGGCTGTATTCGTGGGAATCGCCTAAGCTCCTTGAGGCGTATCGGACGACGAAGGGGTGAGCGCCCCGTAAGCCGCACCTAGGAATTCAGTATTAGTAGCCAAGCTCGGCGTCGACCTGTGCACATGATAATGACCCCACCCTGCTCCGCTCGGCGTTGCACGTGGTCCTCATTTCTTCGTCCGATGCCTGTTCTGCGTCTCGTATGTCTCGCGCCCGGTCAAGGCAATCATCGATGGCATCATCGCGTTCGGAGTCAGTGAAGGCCACCCACCCGCAAACGACAAGCTTATCCAAGGTTGCCGCGCACATCGTCTTGCAAGCCGTTTCGCCATCACTGAGGCCGCCACAACCCGCCAAGAAACACCCCGCAAGCAAAATCCAGCGCATCGAAAACCCCCTCTTCATGCCTTCAGTGGATCGTAGATGATGGCGCTAGCCTTCGCATGCGGTGAATTCTACGTTCTGCGAATGTCATTTGTCTTCAACGCATCGCGCTTTATCGTTTTCCACCGCAGAGCATACGATTTTCGATTGGTAACAAAGCGTGCCAATGACTCATGTGAATACGCCAAACCCGCCCCTAGCCGTGTCTGCATCGGATATGCTTTGCCTGGCCTCTTCTATCCCCGGCCAATATCGAGACATTCTTGCCGCCGCGCTCATGCAGAACGGGCCGACAGTGGATCTACGTCCATCCCAGGACGACAAAAAACGAAGAATTATCAGCAACAAATGATCACTCGTGTACTTCAGTACACTTTCGTCTTGCATTCCAATGTGTACGCCGGTACACATAATGACAATGCACAACAAACCACAGCTCGACACCACCGCCGGACGACTGAATGCCGCCGTAAGGGACCACAGTCATAGCCCAGCGATCGACGCGCGGGCACTTGCGGCGCAGCCTCAATGCGCCGCGACGTTACTCGTTCGCGCGTTGCCGGGGGTGACGCTATGAGCCGCGAAGCAGCCGAGGCTACGATTCGAGAGCTAAAGCCGCAAATAAAGCAGTTAACAGAGCTGCTGACTGATCGACGCAGCCCGTTTGAATCGCTCGTGATGATGAGCGTCGCCGCATTGTTGTCCAGAGTTCTTTGCGATTCCGTCAATGAGCACACGAAGGACCAGCTGCGGGAAGGAAGCGACGGTTACGTAAATTTTGATCTAGACCGCATCGAGGAAGTCCAGCGAGCGGGAGACGCGTTTGAACAAGCGCAGCATCAAATATTTACGACCATCGGTGGCCTTTCTCGGACTGTCGCAGATACGGTTCTCGAAGTTGGCGCCGAGAAAGTGAAGCACGCAAATGCTAACTGACGAACAAAGGAAAGCCCGCATCGGCAAGATGACATCATCGGTTGTCGCCGCCGCGCTCGGGCTGAACCCGCGCATGACGCCGTTCCAGGCGTGGCTCGCGATTCGGGGCGAAGGCGAGAACCTGGACGAAAGCCGCATCATCCAGCGCGGCAACCGCCTCGAGGCGCTGGTGCTCGACGAGCCGTGCGAGCGCTACGGCTGGGTGCGACGCGATGCAGAGTTTCGCAGCGTCAAGCCGTGGGCGGGCGACAGCGCCGATGCTCTGTACCTGGACTCGTCGGGCGAGCGCATCCTTGCCATGGGTGAAGGCAAGACGCACGGCATGGGACTGGCGCACGAATATGGCGAAGAGAACACCGACGAAGTGCCGGGCCACGTGCTGGTGCAGTCGCATTGGCACCTTATCCACTGGCCAGAGGCGCCACGTTGCGTTGTGCCGGTCTTGCTCGGCGGCTACGAGTTCGTGTTCCGGCTGTTTAATGTCGAGCGCGACAACGAGCTGCACGGCCTACTCATGCAGGACGCCGAGAAGTGGCACCGCGATTACATCGTCGGCGACAAAGCGCCGCCCGCCGAAGCTGGCGACAACGAGCTGCTAAGCCAGCGCTATCGCAAGCACAGCAAGGGCTACGCCGAGGATACGCCCGAGATTGCGCGCCTCGTACAGCGCCGCATGGACGCTTATGCGGCCATCAAAGAAGCCGAGAAGGCCAAGGGCGGCGCTGAGGCGCTGCTCAAGCAAATCATCGGCGATGCCGAGGGTGTCAAAGGCGACTGGGGCAAAGTCTATTGGCGGCAGCAAAAAGGCCGCGAGTACGTCGACTGGCAGTCGCTGGCGCTCGAGCGCGGCGCCACGCCTGAAGACATCGTCAGGTACACCAAGCACGCCGAAGGTATTCGGCCGATGCGGTTTTACCCCAAGAAGGACAAATCAGAATGAGCACCGAACTCACAGTCATTGCGCCGACCACGCTCGCCGAGGCCGTCGATTACGCGAAGATGATGGCGGCCACGAATATGGTTCCCAAGCACTTCGTCGGCAAGCCGTATGACATCGTGGTCGCTACGCAGTACGGCGCGAGCCTTGGCCTGGCGCCGTTGCAGGCGCTGCAGTCCATCGCGGTTATCAATGGCATGCCGTGCCTCTGGGGCGACGGACTTTTGTCTGTTGCCATGTCAGACCCACAATTCGCTGGCATGGATGAGACATCGAGCGGGTCCATTACCACCGGCGACTACAGCGCTACGTGCGTTGTCCGCCGTGCTCGGTTCGGAAAAATCCAGGAAACCCGTCGCGAATTCACCCAGGCGATGGCCAAGCGCGCCGGGTTGCTCGGCAAGCAAGGGCCGTGGACACAATACCCGGAGCGCATGTTCCAGATGCGGGCGCGCGGATTCGCTATTCGCGACGCATTCGCCGATGCACTCAAGGGCTTCAAGAGCGCAGAAGAACAAATGGACATCATCGACGCGACGACGGGCGAGGTCACCGAGCGCCCGACCAACGTCGTTGATGCGGACTACGAGACGAAGGCCGAGAAGCCGGCAGCCGAGCCGGCGAAAAAGCCCAAGGGCAACGCAGCGATGAAGGCGAAGCTCATGGCATCGAAGGCTGCCGCACCTGCGTCGGAGCCTATCAGCGGCATCGCCGCCGCCGAGACGATCGAAGAACCCAACGGCTGGGTCGACGAAATCATCAGCGGCATTGCCGCCGCCGAGACGATCGAAGAGCTCAACGGCTGGTGGTCTCGGGTTAACGAACTTGAATCAGCCGAAGAAAAGGACCGCGTTCAAGCCGCGGGCAAGGCGCGGCTCAGTGATTTCAACGAGGCCAAAGCGCCTCGCTGAGAAATAGGATAGCAACCGAAGCAAAAGAGGGAGTTTTACAATGAGCCTGAAAATGCAACGACGACTAACGAGAGACGAAGTTAAGGACACTGCCGAGCGCATGCGCGACAGCTACAACGAAGTCATCGAGGCGATGAAAATCGATCATGATGATGAGACGCTGTATTGGGCACTGCGTGAACTTGCTGGCTTAGCCCAGACGCTGGCCAGCGGGGCGCGCCCTGAAGATGTGCGCCCAATCGACGATGGGGGCGCGGTATGCGATGCCAGCTCTGCGGCCGCGTCCTAAAGAATGCAGCGAGTAAGTCGCGCGGCGTGGGTCCTGTCTGCGCCGCGCGACTTCTTAAAAAGAAACGCCGTCCGAAGGCGGCCAAGGTTTGGCGTTCGACTCGCAACAGCTTTGTGCAGGATGAGCGCCAATTGGAGTTACCGTTTCGATGTTAGCTGACACATATCGTCATCCCATTTTCGGACGTTGCCCGCCCGGGATAGTCGAGTCGCTCAAGAGGTATGTCGAGCGTCGTATACCTCCTGGAAGCTTCTTGATGGCTGTATTAGAAAATAATCTAATCGAGGCTGTGGGGCGCGCGGATATGATTAACGGCGCCAGTATCGCCGCAATCGTCGGTTATTGCTACAACGAGTTACCTCGCGATTGCTGGCAATCGCCCGCAGCCGTCAAGGCGTGGCTTGATGATGCAGAATACATCGAGGTTTCCGAATGAACGAAATAACGCGCTACATACATTGCAGCGAATGCGTGGAGGCAGTGACTCCAGGCAAAATTTCAGCCGGACTCACAACCCGCGGCATTCAGATTTGGTGCGACACACACGACTGCAATATTGTCCACTTCGACTTTGAGGGCAAGAAGCCGCTGACGTTCGTGAATTCGCAAGAGATTGCTCACAGATGCCCCGAGATTAGCATGCTCGAAGGCCATGAATAAAAGAAGGCATTGATATGAGAGACAACGAACTATCGATATGGGTAATTTTCGACAGTCCAAAAGACTATGAAGGAAGCTTTGTTGTGCGTCGGCAAGTAGCGACGGCGGGCTGTGTTTCGTGGGCCGTGCGCCCCGAGGCGGTGACTAGCAGCCTAGAGAATGCGCGCTTGCGAGTGCCGACTGGTCTCATCCGTATGGAGCGCGACCCAACCGACGACCCATGCATCGCAGAGGTATGGATGTGATTCACACGCTGCGCACCATCATCAGCCTGCATCCTGACTTCGTCGGGATGAGCGAGGCTCAGCATAAGATGCGCGCAGAGTGCCACATCCGCCGTGTAGACAGGTCGCAGCGCACAGTGCTCATGGTGACGGGGCGCGCGAGACGGACGGCTGACCCGAGCGTCGACAAGTACCGCGCGATGTACAGGGCAGCGATTGGCGCGTTTCCTGACCTTATTTTGACCGGCGAGATTCGCGCCGAGGATATGAGCGGATGGGATTGAGACCATGGAAAATCTGATGACACCGAAGGAAGTCGCCACCAAGTTGCGGTGTTCTGTTCGTTGGCTGCGGGATAACGGGCCACCCCGCCACATCATCGCCGGCAGGCCAAAGTATTTGCCGTCAGAAGTTGATAGATGGGTGCGCAGTCAGGGGGGACGAGACGATGAGACGACAAAATGGGACTCTACAAAAGAGACAACTCGAGCGTCTGGTGGTGTTGCTTCACCGTCGCGGGGCACCGGGTACGGCGGAGCTGTGGCACGGAAGACCGCCGCGCGGCTCAGGCAGTTGAGCGCGCACTAAGGGCAGAAATAGAATCAAAAGCACCGGCGAAACGGACTCGTAACGCGGTCACGCTGGCGGTGTTGGCTGGACTCGACGTCGAGCGCGCGATAGCTCTTGGCGCAGATGAAAAGACTCGCATCCCGACCATTGAGCACGAGTGGTCGCGTGTTATTCGTGTGCTTGGCGACGTCCACCCGCGCGTTGTTACCGAGTCGTCGTTAAACGCCTACGTCTCCGAGCGCCGCAAGTCCGGCGTGTCGAGCAGTACGATCAGGCGCGAATTACGCGGACTGCGGCGCGGACTTGAAATTGCACAGCGCAACGGCTGGGTTATCGCCCTGCCCCGTTTTCCTGATGTTGGTCGACACATTCCGACGGCGCGCGGGCGCGGCAAGCTGCACGACCCAAACATCTTGCGCGAGTGGTTTCTGGCGATCGAGTGCGACGAGACTCGCGATGAGGCGATGATGGCGCTACTCACGGGCATGCGGTCCGCCGAGATTAAGCGCCTACGGCCCTCGTGGGTCGAGCTTACGCCGCCTGGGTCATCGGTCCCGGCCATGCTTCGGGTGCCGGCCACGGACGCAAAGAGCCGCAAAGAGCGCATTGCAGGTCTCCCTGAGGCTGTGCTGGCAATCGTGCGTGCGCGCGCGACCGAGGCCGATGCTCCCATCTTCTCCGGCGCCGACCACAAAAAGGAGCGGGCCGGCGCATGTCGGCGAATCGGCTATCAGCGCTCGATTACGTTGCGCGACTTGCGCCATACCCACGCGACGCTAGCGGCCGTCGCGACGGGCGATGCCGCGGCGGTGCAATCTGCGCTTGGGCACAGCGACCTCGCGACGACTCAGAGATACCTGAGCACAACGCTCGCGCGTACCGCTAGCGTGGCCGCCGCGGTGTCCCTAGAGCTGGCCGCTGTGGCTACTTGCCACATAGGCGCAGCCACACCCAATTTAGACACCGAAAAACGTTGAACTTTTAGTCCTAGACTCCCGGCCTTCTAAGCCGAGGGTCGCAGGTTCGAGCCCTGCCGGACGCGCCAATTCATTGGGGTTTTTCGACTTACCCCCAGCACAAGCGGCACTCAAAGGCGCCCAAAGGCAGGCGATATACGTTGGTGGTTGCCACAGGGGGTAGCCACAGCGACTGGATAGATATGCATGCGGTGGCCTTGACGCGCCGATCCATCCGTGATCAACGGCGGGCGACTCATAAAATGGGAGGTACATATGTATGTGTATGTGGTGGAGAATCTGACCGGCGTCGTCGGCTACTTCGACTCATGGGAGAAAGCTCAGAAGGCCGTCGACGTCTTGTGCTCGCTGACATCGCGGGCGCACAAGCAAAACGACCTGTCGATTGTTGAATCGCCGTTCAATGAAATACTCGACTACGACCGGCCGCCGTGTGCGTACGCCGAGAGCGAGCAGATGGCATTTTCTTGAGCGGCGTGCAATTTTGGTGTTGTGTTTTGCACGCTGCGTGATATCATCTATGTATAACGAGTTGCCGAGGCAGGTTGCAGCCCGCCCCGGCAGCACAACAAACCTGGATAAGAGGTTCGTCATGCAAGAACAGAGTATCAGCCAAGATGCTATCGACGCTATCGCAAAACAATTGCCGGATGATGTCGACATCGACCACTGCACCATCACCACCGGAGCAGAGATAGCTGAGCTGCAGCGTGCTGAGGCCGACGCCGTAGTAGTCATTCTGCCCGGATACTTTGCGCGCGATCGGAATGATGCGGCCGATGAGACACACTACCCGCTTGCCGATTCAGCCAAAGAGGCGGCACAAGAATTGGTCGACGATTCAGGCATCGACGCCGCCGATGGTAAAACGACGTGGGTAAACGTAGAGGTCAACAAGACGGTGATCTATCAAGATCGACTCGGCGATATCTACGAACTAGCCATAGGCAGCACATACCACACCATCGCGATCGATCCGGACGAGCCGGAGTGTATCGACGAATATACGGAACATGACTGGGAATCGCCACACGAGCTGCTGGGCGGGCTCAAAGAGAACCCCGGCGTCCAAGGCCACGGCGGCGGAGTCGTGATCACCGAGGTGTGCGCCCACTGCGGGATGTACCGCGATACGGACACATGGGCGCAGAACCCCGAGAATGGCGAGCAGGGTCTGACGTCGGTCGAGTATCGCGACGCGGACGATGCATCACTAGAGTGGCTGCCACGACAGTGTCAGTGCTGCGAATATGACGGCGGCGGCGAAGCCTGCAGCGGGCGAGCGCCGCGCGGCGAAATGGTAGTAGTCCAATATATCCCAAAGGTAGATCGCGACACTGCGCGCGCGGCGCGCAACACAGATGGGCTAGTGGCCGAGCTACGGTGCATGGAAGATTGCGCCGACCGGCTCGTCGAATACGACGGGCCTGAGTGGGCGTGGGTTGAGGAGGCAGAAGACAATGACTGACCGCATTTGGATCCTCGGGGCACCAGATCCCGAAATGGAAGCAATCGAGCGCCTCTTGACCGAGCACGGCGAGACGGTCGTGTATGCGACGCGCGGCGGTGACCGCGTGCATCCCGCGACGGCGTACCATGCCGACCCGCCTGCAGGTGATGGCGAGGTCACCGCCGTGGAGTGCGGGTGGGACGGCACCCAGCCCAGCGCGGTGGTAGACCATCATCGGCCTGGGGATCCAGGCTACGGGCGCGTGCCAGGAGAGTTCCTCGGCGCGTCGTCGATCGGACAGGTGTTGGCCAAACTCGCGCGGCGCGGGAAGGGGCCAGCCGAACGAATACCATGGATGGTCCAGGGAGTAGCGGGCACACTACTCCCACCATATGCACCGCCAGGAGCAGATGATCCAGACTGGTGGGTCTATACAGCGGAGTATGAGATAGGGCGAGTGCCGACGGACATCGTGCTTGCTGCTGCAGCGGATCACTGCCTGGCTCACGCCTACGCGGGACGATGCCCGGGCGTCGATCCAGACAAGCTAATGGCGTGGCGCGTGCAATCGCGAGCAGTATTCCAGCGCCGAGAGCCAACGCAGATAATGGCATGGGTAGAAGAGGCTCGAGAAGCGCTGCGTGCTGCGCCTCGCCTCACCCTCGGCGAGCATGATGTCGCCGACATGCGCGGCCCCGTCGTGAAGGAGATCCCCGAGGCGGCCGCGCGCGATGGCGTGGCGTACGTCTCCGGACCGCTGCGCTCGCCGGACGGGCGAGACAAGTACACGTGCAGTGGACCGGCCGAGGTCGTCGAGGCATTCCTTGCGGCCGCCGACAGGTTCGAACTCGTGGACACGTACGGCGACCCAGCACGCGGGTTCGCAGGAGGCTACCGCCAGTGACGCAGCGAAAAAATCTACAGCTAGACGACGACGCAGCCGCGACGCTCGATGACATTGCCACCGCCGGCGGCGCACAAGGCGATTATGTGTCGAATCTCATCCGCGAGGCGAACATGCGCTGGCGCACGGCCTACCGTGTCGCGATGGCTGCCGAGATTATGGGCGCCGCCTTGCTCGCCGCATGCGACGCGCTGAACGGACACAATGATCTAGCGCTGTATGGCGAACTACCCTCGCTCGAGACACCCGGCGCCATCGCGATGGAGCTGCGCGACGCTCCACCGATGGACGAAAAATGGGAGCTTCAGCCTGGCGAGTGGCGACGGCTCATCGAGCTAGTGCGCGGCAACGCGGGCATCGCCGACGCCGTAAGCACCATCGCCGCCGAATTCTGGCGCGGCAACTCCAGTCTTGAGGCGCGGTTGCGCGGCCGCGAAGACGACTAGGCGCCCAGTCGCCTAGCGCACTAAGCTCTTGATCTGCTAGTCGCCTCGTGATCTACGACGGCTCATGAAAATCGCACTCGCCGGACAAAAAGGCGGCAGCGGCAAGACCACCACCGCCATCGCCATCGCCACCGAGCTGCAGCGTCGCGGGCACACCGTGCTACTCGTCGACGCCGACCCGCAGGGCTCGACCCGCACGTGGGCTGCAGTCGCTGCCGAGGCTGGGCACCCCACCCCCACTGTCATCGCCATGGGCGCGACGATGCATCGGCCGGGGCAGCTCGACAGCATCGCCGCAGGCTACGACGTCACGATCATCGACTGCCCGCCGCGCCACGGCGACATCATGAAGTCAGCACTCATGGTCGCTGACCTCGCGGTGCTGCCGTGCGGTCCGTCGGCAATCGACGGGTGGGCGCTCGCTGAATCGATCGAGGTCGTCACCGAGGCGCAAATCTACCGACCGCACCTGCAGGCCTGCGTGCTCATCACGAGGCGCACTCGCACGACGCTCGGCGATGATGCACGTGACGCGCTCGCCGCGTCCGGACTGCCAGTGCTCACGACCGAGCTCGGCGCGCGCGTCGCTTACCAGGCTGCGCCAGCGCTGGGGCGCGGCATCACTGCCTACGAGCCTCGTGGCGCCGCCGCCGCCGAGATATCAGCCCTTGTTGATGAACTGCAGGAGTTTGCGAATGTCGAAGAAACCCGCTCTAACGCTGCGTAAACCGCCGTCCATTGATGACTTCGTCGCTGGGGCGCCTAGGCTCTCAGTCGCCCAGACGCCTGAACGTTCAGACGCTCAGGCGCCTAAGTCGGTCATCACGCGAGCTGATGGGCGCGAGCTTCGCAAGCTCACCGTCTACCTGCCTGCTGAATTAGCACAGCGCGTCCGCATCCACTGCGTCACGCATGACATTGACATCAGCGCTTATCTTGCACGATTAACCACAGAGTCTTTAGGCGTCTGAGCGCCCGAGCGCCTAGCCATTCGCTGATATATTCTGCTCGGCCTTGCTCTTTGAGCCACGCCAGCAGCGCCTTCGCCGCGCCGTGCGAGCATTCCTGTTTGTCGCATCTACTGTCGCACGCGGTCGCTTCGCGTCTGGCCATCTGGACGACTAGACGCTCAAACGCCCAACCGTTGTACGCAAATTTTGCGGTTTGATTCCAGTTTCTCATACCTCGCTTGTCTCTCGGTAGCCTCGAAAAAGCTCGAAGTGCGGTCCATCCTTGAACGTCACCCAATCACCTCCCCAGGCGATCGGCACAACGACGGCTTTCGATGCTGCTTTCATCGCCGTGGCGACGCGCTCAAACTGCGTCCAGTCATCCCATGGCACACGCCCGTCGACCCACGGGGCCAGGTCGACCGCGTCGCCGGTGAGGTGGCGGCTGTGCATCGTCGTGCTGTAACCGCGCTCGACAAGCTTTTGCTGTCGTTTCCTACTCCGTAGGCCTTCTAAAACCATGAAATCGACCGTCGAAATACGCAGCGCGTAGCGCACGACAAGCACAAGGGCGCCGTGCACGCCGACGAGATTAGACTCGCTGCGCCGCGAAAACACAAACATCAGAACACCTCGTCGCCGAGAACGTGCTTTGACTTGCCGAGCCAGACAGCGTCGCCCTCGATGCGGTGCTTGCTCATTGCGTTGGCGATGACATCAACCGGGCGCTGCGTATGCAGCCAAATCACGGAGCCTCGACTGTTGCTGACTTTCTTGCCTTCGTCTCGCCGGCGCCGTTGCTCTGGGCCCCAAAATTGATGCCGGCCTGCCAAGAAAATTGCGTCTGTCGCGTGCTGGAACAAGACACGCGCCCATGGGACTGAGGTGTCATTGCTCGTCAAGCATGCCCATTGCGCTCCGCGCACGCGTGCAAGGCGGTTCACCCACGGGGCCGGATTCGAAAACGGCGGGTTCATCCAAATAGACCGCGCCATCCAGAGGCGTTCGAGGCCGTCATGGTTGATCGTGTAGAACGCGTTGGCCCTCACGATCTGGTTGGCCTCAAGGCTCGAGCATGGGTCGAGATCAAATGCCTTGATGCCGAGAGCATCGAGCGCAAAATTGATAAAGCTTTCCGGTGTGTAATTTTCGTCCGTCGACATTAGCTCTCTGGCGGCTTCGTCCGGATACTAGCCGGACGCGAAATACTAGGCTCATACTCCTTTTTTACTGTCTTACTAATTTGCTTCTGTGTCGTGTACGTCGCTTGCGCGCCCGCAAACGTTGTCAGGGCGCCCACAGCGGCGGTCCATGGACTGGCGCCCATGATAATGTGCGCAATAGACGTGACCACCGTCATGATGACACTAACGCCTGTCTTTTGCGCCGGGTTCAGTCGCCCCCACGTGATGCGCCCGAGCTTCATATTGGCCAGCATCACGCTGAAAGTTTCAGACTTCCATGTGCGGACTGCGAGCAGCACAAAACCTATGGAAGCAGCTATGGGACCGTTCTCAAGCAGTGTGTATTCAAGACTGACCTCTTCTACCTGTGCAATAAGCAGTTGGATAAGTAGTGTCGTCATTTTCCTAATGCCCTCACGATGATAGTAGTGACAATGGCAGCGACCACGCCGGCGATGGAACCTGCGACGCCGGCCTTGATGCGCAGCTGCGTGACGTGCTCGCGTAGGTTCGCAATCTCGTGGTCGAAGCGCTCGTTAGACTTCACGAACGCATCAAAGAGGCCTTCCATGCGCGCGTAAGCGATGCGCACGTCCTGAGATTCATCAACGAGCTTGTCTATCTTGCGGTCAAGCCGCGATAGATTGTTGGTCGATACTTCCACAGTCTTGATAGTATCATCAGCCATTAGTTTCGCCCCATGCCGGCGCCGGGTCGCTGGCTGTCTGGCGCCGCGCTTGCCTTGTGCCGACGCGTGCGAGGCGTTCTAGGCGCGTTTGTAGCGGCGCTGGGTGGTCTTCGATGGCGTCCCACATGCGATTGTGAATGCCCGTCGCATCGTCGCTTGGCGAGTTGATTACGGCCTCTAGAATCAACCTGTCGCCGTCGCCGAGCCAGAAGGCGTTGAAGGCGTAAACAGGCACACCAAGCACTGGCTCAAGCTCGACGGCGCACATAGCCGTGCGCATGCCGGACGGTGGCCCAACTGGTGGAGTCTGGGGCCATGGAACGCCAGCTATCTGATGCAGGGCATCGCCGTCCGCTGTTTTTAGCCGCGTCGGCATGTCGTCCAGGTACTCGTAGACGTTGCCGTTTGCCTCGTGCATGTTGCCGTACTCGCCGGTGAGGAATCCGACCATGAAGCCTCGCAACAGCATCTCGTCGGTTGCTGGATTGCGGTACGGCTGGAATGCCGCACCGCTGATTAAATCCAGTCCGACCGAGGCAAGAGCGCCGCCGGCATCGATTGTCACGACTCGCAAAGGCATCACGTCCCCTTGAGTGTTGGCTTGTTGTAAAGCTGGACGCCGTAAACCGGGCTGTTGGCCTGGAACGTCGAAGCGTTGCTCGCGCCAACGTACAAACGAGTGAGTCCGGCTGGCGCCGTTCCTGACGTGTCTGGAGTGCCTTCGCTTGTGCCGTCGACGTAGAGGGTTACATCGTCTTCGGCGTAAGTGACGCGGGTCTCGTGTTCGACTCCATCGTTGACATCGGTGCTGCCAGTGATACTGGCCTGCGTCACGCCGCCGGCCGCGATGAGCGTCGCTGCCTTGCCGCCGGTCTGGTAGGCCACGACGCGCTCACTCGCCGCGCCGTTAGCCATCTCGGCAGCGAAGGTGGCTTCGGTGCCACTGATGACATGCTTGGCCGCAAGCGTGCCGCGTGTCAGCCCATTGCCTGTGATGTCGTAGGTCAACACATCGGCAATGCGCGTGGCGGTAGCCGTCGTCGTTGGGATGTACGACGTGGGCTTGCTGCCTAGTTCTACTTGCGCGCCCCACAAGGTCATGTTGACCGCCGCCCCATCGCCGGCGAATGTATCGTCGTTGTCCGCCGCAGCGCTCAATATCTGGAGCGTGTGCGCCGCTGCCGTCCCGGTGAACGTGATACTAAGGCGAAACCAACCGTCACCCCAGTCTTCGATAGTGGCACTGACGCCCGCCTGCGTCGTACCAACTGAACCGGTGCTCAAGTCGAACCATGCGGCCCCGTTGGCGATGGTTGCGTTCTCTAAGACCACGAAATCATTGTCGCCAGCCTTCGCGAACACGCTCATGGTGTAGGCTGCGGCGGTCAGCGTAATATTCTGAGTGACTCCGTGTTGCCCGTCCGTGCTATCGCCGATGATGGCGTCCGCGGTGACTTGCATATCGGGCGCTGTCGATGCGTCGGCGCTCACCGTGTCGCCTGCGTCGATGGTGGTCCAGGTTGTGCCGAATGCGGCAGACTGCAGGCAAAGATTCGTTCGCTGGCTCTCTGACAAGAACCCGTTTATCGCTTCGGCGGAGTCGTTCAACCGATCTACTTTGCGCATCCAGCCATTGCCACAAAGAAATAGCTGTCGGACGCCGGCTGAGACAACGCGGTCTGTATAAGCACCGCTTGCTCTGGTCATGACGCTCGGCGAACCGCTTCCATAAGAATTGTTGGCATAGACTCCCATAATTTTAGCAGCGCGTTCTTTGGCTACGGACGCCTGAAGGTGAGTGTCTAGCCAGTCGTCAGCCTGCCACATGGCAAGTTGGATAATCTTCCCGGTGTATTTTTGCCCAGCGTTGTTGCCGCCGCCAATCTGGAAAGGATCTGACGAATCGTCCACTGTATTGGGAGTCGTGGCGGTACCTGCGGCAGCATTGCGGTATCCGACCATAGATCCGCTACGATCTACGAAGAAAATAACATGCTCGTGAGTGCCCACGCCGCGAGATACTTGGCAGCTTACAGAACCACCAGATCGAGTCATGTAGAGGATTATATGAGAAGACGAACAGAACAATGCCCACCCAGCGTTGAACGAGGCGTTCACGTTGCCGAACACATACTGGCTGGATGTACTGACTGGCGCCTCGATGACGGCCTCGATTACAAAATCGTCCGTCCCGACGTTGGCTAAAGCGCCGTCGCCCTCATAGAGAGTGCCCGCGTTAAACTTTACGCCACGGCTAACGGCGTCTGCCACAGGAGTATAGAGCCCGAGAGTCGGTGCATCACCGGTAAGAGCTATGTCTAGCGTTTCGGCGCCTACCTCAGGCGCCCACGTCGATGCATTTGCATCTTGTCCATTAAACCAGAACGTTGGTTCGACGGTCGCTCCATTGATCGTCAACGATCGGCTGAGGCTTGTGATGCCGCTATCGACACCAAGCACAAATCCATTAGAGACGCCCGCCTTACGCCGTCGAAGCATCGGCAAAAACGACATCAGCCAAGCTCCGATACGTACAGGTTGCCGTTCGTGCCTGCGCTGATAACGGACAGCCGCGAGAAGCCGCCCGGTATCGTAGAAAAGAAGTCTGGCAGCTCGGCGACAAGATAGCAGTCCGACGTCGTAGCGTCGGCGCTACCGCCTGAGGTGAAGATGACATGACATGCCTCAGTCGCGACGAGCCGGTAGACCTTACCCGGCGTGAGCGTGATGTCGTCAGCCGTGCCGGTGAAGGCGACCACCTGCGTGCCGCCGTCCACCGGGGCACCGAGCACGTTCGCTATGGCGCGGTAGCTCTTGTTGTAATCGCTTTCTTGACTCATTTTTTAAGCCCCATAGTTAGGCATGTCGCCCTCTGTTGTGGTGATTGCATCAAAAGTAAATCCAGATAGTCCGGCAAAGTGCGACGTCACATAGCTAGCGAAGACATTTCCCGAAGCGATGCCGAGGGTAACGGTTCCGATGTTTTCCCTGAGGCTAACTCCTGCGCCAAAAATCACGTTACTAAGGACTATGGCGCGCGAAATCGTGGCTGATGTTCCGTCTATCGTTATTCCATCAGCGCTCGCGTCGAATAGTTGACGAATAGTATTGCCAAGAATTGTTAGAGTTGCCACGGTGTATGCGCCAATTTCTAGGAGCATTGCCGGGAGCTGATCGTCTGCGTCGATGGTATTGTTTTTAATCGACACCACGTCAGTTGCGCGCATCGTAATCGTGAGCGGCGTCCCAGCACTGGCTGTGATGGCGTTGTCGTTAACGTCGACGCTATTGGCTGTGCCGTTTAGCGTGATGTCGATAGTGCCGGCGGATACCTCATTGCTTCTAACCGCCAAGCTTGTCGAGATTGTGTTCACAACAATCCCGGCCGGGAGACTATTGCCCCGCACCGAAAGGCCGGTCATCGTGGTAGCTCCCAAAACAATGCCATATTCGCCGCCGCCGACGTTGTTATTCGACACATCTGCCCGTGTGTATGTGCCAGCAGAGACACCGATGCCATAAGCGCCTGACGATGATGCTGAGTTGGCGCATGCGTTATTGGCCACCGTCAACGCCGTGATGGTGCCTGTCGTCTGAACCTCGACGACACCGCCAGCGGTGGCGCCACCCCGAGCGGTGTTGCCGCTAATGTTAACGATGGCGCTCGTGCCTGCGCCGGTCGTCACAAAAATGCTATAGCCGGTGCCGCTACCCAATACGGTATTTCCCACAACCGTGATGCTATTTGCCGTCGTGCTCGCAGAAACTGCTATGCGTCCGGCCAAGCAGGTGTTGCCGCTCGCTAAGACCTCTGCGCTAGCCGCCGGTTGAATTTGCAGTTGTCCCGTGTTACAAACGTTGCCAGTGACAATCGCGATGGCACCTGTACCAATCTCGATATCAGAACTCGGCGAAGATGCGTCAATGGTATTGCCCGACACCGTCACCGGGGAGCTGGAAGCAGTCCTTATGCCGTAGTCAGTTCCGTCGACAAGATGATTGTTCTGGATAGTCAGGTAGGCGCACGCTGTAGCATTAACGGACTGGGTTCCACCTTTTGTTGAGTTACCATTCACCAAACAATAGTCGCAATCCGTAAGCGATATCGAGGCGCCGCCTGATTGTCCATTCGTGATATTATTCGCGATCACTACATTGTCGGAATTATCCAACGAAATAGCGTTAGCACCGCCAGTAATATAGTTCCCCGCAATTAACCCATGCACAGCGGAATTGTTGTCGACTGGAGTTATCTCTATAC